ATTCGCCTGAGATCGTCGAGGAGGTGGAGGTCGCATGAAACTCACATACCAAAATCCCTGCCCCTATTGCAACGCGAAAGCGGGGGAATCCTGCTCTTGGAATTGCCCACCGATAAAGACCAAGGAGGCGAGCGCATGAAACTCACACGACGCGGGCGCAGGGTGGCAGTTATTGCCTACCTGCTCGCCCTTCTAGGGCTCTGGTACGGGGTGCATGAGTTAAACATACACACGCGGGTAACACACTGCTCACACCAGCCCGAAGGGTGGACGTGTCGCACCGCGTGGAGGTAATGTCCGATTTAACCTAGTTTAGGGGGATTAGTCCGATTAGTCCCCCTTTACGGCGTTTGAGCTTGGCTGTCGAGGCTGCCAAGCCGACTACGCCCCAATGAATGGCACGACATAAAGAGCCGGCTAGCATGGTTGCTAAGCCGACTTTCTGCTACTATTTAACCCCAACCTAAGGAGAGACTATGAATACCCAAGCAATCGCGCAGGTGCTAGACAAGATCAGCAACCGCATGACTTACGCCGTGAACGTTCAGGATTATGAACTGCTACGCTTTAATGTAGGCGAGCTGGAGGACGTGGTACACAACATGAAGATAGATTTAGAAGAGATTAAACGCGAAGTAATAACCGAAGACCAGATCACCGCACACTTACATTTCATGGGAAAGGCAGACGAGTAACGACATTAAGCCTCTACTAGAAAGACTGGGCAGCCGACATGGTTGCCCTTTCTTTTTTCTCGAAAGGAATACCAATGAGTAATAAGCAAAGACTAATGGCAGTAACAACCAGCCTAATGATGACGTTCCTATCCTTGTTCGGATACCCAACGACAACACATGCAGCTGAACTAGCAGTCAAGATGAAATGCTCACCGGAACTGCCTAATGATCTATGGACACAAGCGATGGCAAAGTCCTATGCAAAGTTTGTTATGTCTACTTATGGATGGAATACCAAGAGCGAGTTTAAGGCACTGAATAAACTCTGGACCAGCGAATCACACTGGAACCCACTGGCTTACAACACAACACCGGCAAGCGATGGTTCACACGCTGGCGGTATCCCGCAGGTACTAGGTATGTCGACACGAGTACCAGCACCCTTGCAAATTGACGAAGGTCTACGCTACATTAAGGAGCGTTACGGAAAGCCTTCCGTAGCTTGGGCGCACGAGCGCCAACACTACTGGTACTAAGGAGAGATTATGTCAGAACCAATGTGGATGTCCGGTCACGGATCTGCAGCTGAAGATGAAGTAGAAGAGGTCGATGTATTCGACAAGGCTGATGAAGCCTACGACGCTTTGATGGAGGACTAATGTCATTACGACGTGATGTAGTAGTCAGTGAAACTTACCAATGCGATAGTTGCGATAAGACTTCACAATCAACGTGGGACTGGTGGACTTTGGTTTCACCAGAACATGCCAATGTAAGCGACTTTTGCTCAGCAGCTTGCCTATCTCAGTGGGTGAACCAATGAGCGACACACTACGCAGAACAGTAAGTATTGAAACTAAATGCTATACTTGCGAGTCACCGATCTGGGTTCCGGAATGGGATTACTCAGAGGTGCGTAACTATTGCTATCCTTGTGCGTGTGCAAGGCTAGCGATGTAATACACGGCCGTTACTGTGTGTTACAGTAAGACATGCGGTACAGGTTTTGGCTCTCTCCTATCCTGTACCGCTTTTTACTCTAAAGAGAGAGACTAAAGGAGAGTGCAGTGATAGAAATTGATGGCAGTGAATTGCCAGAACACGTCAGCTACAGTGCCATGACTACATGGCTCAGCTGTGGTTGGAAGTATTACCTCAAGTATGCAAAGAAGATGGCTGAACAGCCTGCTTGGTGGTTCTATGGTGGTAGCGCAGTACACCAAGCTACCGAAAACTACGACCAACTAAACCCATGACCCACGACATCGAAGCCGGTGAATGGTATGGCACTTGCGGTGCATGCAAGACAGAACTATTCGCAGAGACTAAGACCATGTATGCCTTGCAATACCGCCGGCATACCAAGTCCATGGATTGCCTAGGAGGTTACTAATGGCTATTGAACTAATCGATTTATGGAAAGCTGCTTGGGCTCAGACAGAAGCCCAGCGTAAAGAATACGATCTCAGCACATCCGGTACATGGCGTGTAGCCAATGCTAAGCGTGACCCAGAGGATGGTGACTGGTGGTACACCCATGGTTACAAGTTCTTCGCTAACTGGGTTGAGTGGCGTAAGCAGAACGAGGATGTGTGGGAGATTGCCAAGTTAGAAGATGGCAGACCAGCAGTAGAACTAGATGTATCAGTAGAGATCGCAGGGTTACCAGTCAAGATGTATCTGGACCGAGTAATGCGACACAAAGCTACAGGTGTCTACGCTGTGCTCGACATCAAGACGGGCAAAACTACACCCCGAGATGGACTTCAGCCCGCCTTCTATCGTTATGGGTTGAAGAAGAACTTTGGCATCCAAGCTGACATAGGTTATTATTGGATGGCAAGAAAGCAGGAAGTGTCAGCACCTCTCGATCTGACCATCTTTACAGATGACATGATCGAATCGCTGGTTGGCATGTTCGACAAAGCCAGAAAGAGTGGTATCTTTATGGCGAACTTAGATGCTTGTGGCATGTGCGGATACGCCGCAGAATGCGAATGGAACCCAAAGGAGAAGCAATGAGCAGTACAGAAGCACGAATCAGTATCACAGTTAAGACTACTATCGGTAGTCTCGTAACAGTACGCGCTGAATCAGAACAAGAACTCGACAACGTTATTGCGTTAGCACTTGAGTCAATCAAATCAGCAGTAACAGAACTCGAAGCATCAGTCGCAGGTCGATCAGCTGCACAAGCACCTATCGTTGGGCTTACACCTAACGCACAGAGCTTATTGCAGTCATCACTAGGCGCAACAGTGGTACAGGACGTCCCACCTTTTAACCCAACTTTTGCAGTAGGGGGTGGTCGTAACTGCAAGCATGGAAAGATGACAGGTATTCAAGGTGCATCTAAAGATGGTGGCATTTACAAAGGCTACTTCTGCCCATCACCACAAGGCACACCTGACAAGTGCAAGACACAGTACCTACAGAAGCACGACCCAGAGTTCGTTACATTTGTGGCAGATCGCATTAAGTAATGAAAACCTTACGACGATCCGTTCGTAAAGCAGAAGTTGGAGGGGAGCCTTTACCGGCTCCCTTTCAGGCTTTCGAGAGAGCCGGAATCGTTCTTCGTCGTGCTGAAGTTACAGTCATCGCCGGTACACCCGGCGCTGGTAAATCTTCTATCGCCTTAGCGATTGCTTCTCGATTAAAACAACCTGTCCTTTACTTCTCAGCTGATACCAATGCTCACACCATGGCTATGCGACTTATCGCTATGTCAGGGAAGATGACACAACAGCAAGCAGAGAACACCATCAAAGCCAACCCTGATCTCGCAGAACAGATTCTGCAGGATAACAGCCACATCTATTGGTCCTTTGAGTCTAGTCCTAGCCTTCGAGACATCGACGAAGAAGTCAGTGCCTTTGAGACTATCTGGGGTAGATCACCTACCATGATCGTGGTAGATAACCTTATGGACATCACAATGGATGGCTTCGAGGAGTTCGCTGCCATGCGTCAGATTATGAAAGAGCTGAAGTTCATGGCTCGTGACACTAACGCCTCAGTGCTAGTGCTACACCATACTCAAGAAGGCTCACCGGGACATCCTTGCCAGCCACGCTCAGCGTTGCAGGGTAAGGTTGCACAGGTACCAGCGATGGTCTTAACCATCGGTACTTACATGCTGCCTACTGGACTCGATCAGTACATGTGCATAGCACCTGTCAAGAATCGCTACGGAAGAGCAGATCAAACTGGCAATACCTATGTACAATTAGTCTTCGACCCAGAGTCGATGTACTTAGAAGATGTGATGCGTACCTACGATCAAGAGGAGATGATGGTTGTATGAGTAACGCAGCTAAAGCAAAGGGTTCTAAGGCAGAACTAGACGTCGTTAAATGGCTGAAGGAACGAGGATTTCCTTATGCAGATAGACGATTAGCTGGTGCTACCTTAGACAAAGGAGACATCTCCGGGGTACTTGGTGTCACTATTGAGATCAAGAATCACGCGACGATGAATCTAGGTGGGTGGGTTGCAGAACTAGAGCTGGAGATGTCCAACGATAAAGCTTGGACGGGAACAGTTCTGCATAAGCGCAAGGGGAAAGCTGATGTAGGAGAATGGTACTGCACCCAACCCGCACATATTTGGATCGAACTTCTAAAGAGAGCGATGAAAAATGACGGACAAACACAGCATTGAAGACTTCTTGCACCACATAGGTGCAACAGTGCCAGCTAGAGGACACGGTTGGAGAAAGATGAAGTGTCCATACCACGATGATCGTAACGCGAGCGCAGCCGTGAACTTTGACCTTAACAGGTTCAAGTGTCACGGTTGTGACGTAGCGGGAGATACATACGATCTAATACGCAAAGAGAGAGGCGGTACATTAAGTGAAGCTATCGAGTTCGCATCGAGCATTTCTGCAGAAGGCCACAATCCAGTATTCTCAACACATCGGAGTAGCGGAGGAGTATCTCGCAACACGGGGTCTCTCGGTCGACGAAGCCCGAGCGTTTGGACTGGGAGTAGTCGTAGATCCGCTTCCTAGTCACGAAGCAATCGTAGGACGTTTAACTATTCCTTACCTCACGCCTAGTGGCGTGGTAGACATTCGTACAAGATCTATGCATGGGGAAGAGCCTAAGTACCTTGGCTTACCCGGTGCCGAAACAACTATGTACAACACTAATGCAGTCTTTACAGCCACGAAGTACATCTGCCTCACTGAAGGTGAGTTTGATTGTATAATGATGACTACAAAGACAGCGCATCCAACGGTAGGACTACCCGGGGCTTCATCATGGAAGCCACATTACGGGCGTATCTTGGATGATTTCGACATTGTTATCGTGCTAGCTGACGGTGACAAGGCTGGTGCTGAGATGGGCAAGAAGATTGGTCGTGAGTTGTCCAATGTAAATGTCATCCCAATGCCCGAGGGAGAAGACGTAAATAGCGTCATTTTAAAGTATGGAAAGGAATGGATCGATGAGCGAATCAAAGAATGCATCACAGCAGGATGATTTTGTATTACCACTAGATAGGAGCATCTGGAAGCATGTCAGAACAATGGAAGCATCGATTGGGATTCCCGTCTCGGAAGATAAAGTCTTGGACCTTTTTGGTTCTCTTTACGATATTTATTTTGCTTATGAAACAGACCGCAAAAAAGGAGAAGACCTCCTCATTGCGTTAACGGCGCTGCTTATTGCAGCACCTCTAGGTCAGGGTAAGTCTGTCTGGGACAAGCTCAATGACCGCAAGGTAGACATGACCAACTTTGAGTTTAAGGCAGCTGAAGATGCTGATAGGTCTTAGCGGATACGCACAATCGGGTAAGGATTCAGTAGCCGAGGTTCTCGTAAGAGACTTTGGCTTTATCCGTATTGCCTTTGCCGATAAGATCAAAGAACTCCTCTACGAGATGAACCCAGAGATCGATCAGACTAAACTTCGAGAACTGGTAGACGCTGATAGCTGGGATGAAATCAAGCAAAATCCAAAGGTAAGAAAACTACTGCAGGATCTAGGCGTTGGAGCTCGTGTCATCTTTGGTGAAGACTTTTGGGTCAAGCAAGCACTGGCTGGAATGATTGATCGCAAAAAGTACAACTATGTAATTACAGATGTACGCTTTCCTAACGAGATGGAAGCTATCTGGGCATTGAATGGAAAGATCTGGCGCGTAGAACGTCCGGGTGTTGGTCCGGTCAACGATCACATTTCAGAGCATGCAAGCAAAGGAATCGAAGAAGACTGCTACATCAGCAACTCAGGTACCTTAGAAACTCTACGAGGAACCGTACGTAATCTCATGCGACACGTGGGATAAATCTCACAATACGGACATTTGCTGTGTCATACTTCTCACACCGACTAAATG